GAATTGCGTTGATTATCAACAATCCAACGGAGACCAATCAATGGCCGAAGAAAAACAAAACATCCTAGAAAGACTTGAAGAGAAAATTGATAATTTAGAAAGTCGAATTGAAGAAATTGAGTCTGTTTTAGAGATAGAACCTGAAAACGAAGACATGGATGATGAAGATGTAGATGTGGAAGATGATGAAAAAGATGAAGACTAAATAATAGCATAACTATGGCGCCATTCTTTGAGTGGCGCCAGAAAGAGGTAAAAAACATGGCACAAAATGAAGTAGGAAGAGAGTTGTGTGACAGCTGTAATGCACCACAACATTGTAATAACAGAAATCAACAAGATGATTGCGATACTTGTAGATGTGTTGAGTGTAAAGAATAATTAATATTATAAAGGAATCATATAATGGCAAAAATGAGAAAATTCAAGTTTTGGAATGAGGCAGGTGAAGAAAAGGAAAAAGAAGCTTTAAGTTTGAAAAGGGCAGTAATGTCTGTTCAAGGTGATTTTAAAGATAAAGTCATAGGAGTTGAGTTTACTAGTAAAAAAGGTAAACATATTGAAACATCAATAAGAATACCAATAGGTAGAAAAATCAGACAGGCAATAGTTATTGAAAAACGAAGAGCTGAACAAAAAGCAAAATTAGAAGCAAGAAGAGTAGTAAGAAGTGCGTAATGCCAGCAGTAAGTAGAGAAGGTGATAGTTTAAGTACAGGACATATTTGTTCAAGTACAACGACTTTATCAACACCTTTACAATCAACCGTATTTTCAAATAGTATATTAGTGTCTGTTGTAGGCACACCTACGGTTCCTCACCCTTTCCCACCTAACCCTCCATGTGCTAATCATGTTGCAAATTTAAATGCAGGATCAAGTACGGTGTTTATTAATAGTATTGCAATAGGTAGAATAGGTGATAGTGCAGACGCAGGCGCAATGACCTCAGGTTCTTCTAATGTCTTCAGTGGATAGTGTATAAATATTAGCACTATGGCACTATCTAACTATGACGCACAAAGTAAAAATAACTCGACTAGGTCGACTAGAACATACAGCGATCTAAATTTAAATTTTACTAAAAATCCTGCGACTAATGATGTTGCAAGATTGACAGATGTTGAGGCAGTAAAAAGATCAGTTCGTAATTTAATACTTACAAACAAGTTTGAAAAACCTTTTCATCCTGAAATCGGGTCAAGTGTTAGAGATTTATTATTTGAACCTATTAGTCCTCTATCTGCTGTTTTATTACAAGATAGAATAGAAGAAGTTTTAATAAACTTTGAGCCAAGAGTAGATATAAATCAGATCATTGTACAAGATGATATAGATAGAAATCAATATAAGGTTACGATTACTTTCTATGTTTTAAATAGACCTGAACCAGTAACCATAACAGAATTTTTACAGAGATTAAGATAAGATGGCAAGTAAATTAAATATATCACAATTAGATTTTGATCAAATCAAAGCAAACTTAAAAAGATTTTTATCACAACAAAATACTTTTAACGATTATGATTTTGAAGGATCAGGTATGTCTGTGTTATTGGACTTACTTGCTTACAACACACACTACTTATCCTACAATGCAAACATTTTAGCAAATGAAATGTTTATTGATACTGCTGATTTAAGAAACAGCATTGTATCTTTAGCAAAGGCACTTGGTTATACACCTAACTCACCAAGATCACCAGTAGCAGATTTAAATATTGTAGTTAACAATGCAACAGGTTCTACTTTAACAATGCCTGTTGGTACAAAATTTTCAACAACGGTTGATGGTCAAACTTATAACTTTGTAACCATCACATCAAATACAATTTCACCTATTAATAACATTTACACTTTTTCAAATGTTAAAATTTATGAAGGTACATATGTGACCTTTCAATATACTGCTAACACAGCAGATTTAGATCAGAAGTTTTTAATACAATCAGCAAATGCTGACACAACAACTTTATCTGTATCAGTGCAAAATAGTGCCAGTGATACAACAACTAATACTTACACTAAAGCAACTTCAATAACAGAATTAGATTCAACTTCTAAAGTTTATTTTTTACAAGAAGATGAAGATGGTAAATTTGAAATTTACTTTGGTGATGGTGTTATTGGTAAAAAATTAGAAGATGGTAATATAGTAATTTTAAAATATGTTGTGACAAATAAAACTGCTGCTAATGGTGCAACAACATTTACATTAAATGGCAACATTGGTGGTTTTAGTGATACAACAATAACAACTAATTCAAATGCTGCTAATGGTTCAGAGGCTGAGACAAATGCAAGTGTTAAATTTAATGCACCGAAATCTTACTCTGCACAGGATAGAGCAGTAACCGTAGAAGATTATAAAGTTAAAGTACAAGAGATTTATGCTAATGCAAAATCTGTTTCTGCTTGGGGTGGTGAAGATAACGAAACACCTTTTTATGGTCGTGTTTACATTTCAATAAAAGCAAAATCAGGTTCTAATTTAACAGAGACAACTAAAACAGATATAGTAAATCAATTAAAAAAGTTTTCTATTGCTTCGGTTACTCCTGTTATACTTGATCCAGAAACAACTGATATTCTTTTAACATCAAATGTAAAATATAACGAACAGGCAACAACTAAAGGAACAGAAACTATTAAAACAGATATTACAAATGCTTTAACTAATTACAACGATAACACATTAAATCAATTTGATGGTGTGTTTAGATATTCAAAAGTTATAGAATTGATTGATGACGCTGACTCAAGTATATTATCAAATATTACAACGGTGAAAATTAGAAAATCATTTACTCCAACTTTAAGCACTGCAACAAACTATACGGTGTCATTTAATAACGCATTATATAATCCACACTCAGGCCATAATTCAAGTGCTGGTGGTATATTATCTTCAACAGGTTTTAAAGTTTCAGGAGATACTACTAATGTTTATTTCTTTGATGATGATGGACAAGGAAACATAAGAAGATACTATCTTGCAAACCAAGTTAGAACATATGTTGACAATACTGCTGGTACAATTAATTATTCAGCAGGATCATTATCAATCAATTCAGTTAATATTACTAGTGTTGAAAATATAAGAGGATCTGCTTCAAGTGTTATTGAATGTACGGTTACTCCTAGTTCAAATGATGTAGTGCCTGTAAGAAATCAAATAGTTAACATAGATGTAACCAATAGTTCATTTACGGTAGCCGCTGATACACTTGTAGGTGGTTCTGCTAATGCTGGTGTTGGTTATACTACAACATCAAGTTATTAGTAAATGGCAGACTTTAAAGATAAAATATCCCATATCATAAAACATCAAGTACCAGAGTTTGTACTTGAAGATCATCCATTCTTTTTAGATTTTGTAAAAGAGTATTACAAATTTTTAGAATGTGCTGAGATGAAACTTAAAGATATTGGTGCGCCTAATACTTTATTACTAGAAACTGAAACATCTAGTATAAACAGACTTTTAATTAACGCTACTAATAGACAAAAAAGAGATGATGGTGATAACTTAATTTTAGAAGACTCAACTATTGGTGACTTTCAAAATGGTGAGACTATAACAGGTTCAACAACAGGTGCAACTACAACTATTCTGATTGAGGATATAGACGATGGTCAAAGATTATTTGTTGCACATGATAATAAATTCCAAGAGGGTGAAGAAATTACAGGTTCAATATCTGGCGCAACTGCAACAATCACAACTTACAGAGCAAACCCAGTACAAAATATTCAACAACTTTTAAACTATCCTGATCCTGATAAAGTAATTCAAGGATTCTTAAACAAGTTTAGAAATGCTTTTCTACAATCTATACCTGAAAATTTAACAACTGGTTTAGATAAAAGAAAACTAATTAAAAATGTTAAATCACTTTACAGAGCAAAAGGTACTAAAAGAGCTTCAGAAATATTTTTTAAATTATTATTTAATGAAAATGCAGAATTAACTTTCCCTAAAGAAAATATGTTAAGGGTATCTGATGGTACTTGGGATATTAAAAAAGTTTTAAGATGTAAAGAAGTAGGTGATTCAGAATCATTAAATCTTATAGGTCAAACTATAACTCAAGCAGATGTACCGTCAAGTCTTATTATTAATAAAGCAACTGCCATTGTAGAAAATGTATTTAAGTTTTCAATAGGTGGTGAAACTATTACAGAAATTATTTTAAATGAAGATAGTATTGATGGTACTTTTATTGCTGGTCAAAATATAACTGGCGTTGATAACACAGATTCAGATGTAGTAATTAGTTGTACTTTAATGGCAAGTATTGCTACAAAAACTTTAACTAATGATGGATCATATTATAATCCAAATGACACAACCGTAATTACTGGTGGTGGTAATGGTGCTGTTATTAATGTTGAAGATGTAGGTTCAGGTGCCTTAGAAGAAATTTATGTTGACGCAGGTGGTACTGGATATGAAATAGGAGATACAATTAATTTTAACACTGGTACTGCTACAGCTCAAGTATCTGTTGTAAATGGTGGTATTGCACCTGAAGATAATACAACAGGTATGAGTGCAACAGATCATATTGTACTTGAAGATGAAACAACTAAAGGTGATTCATATACAGGTAATAAAATAGTACAAGAGGCAAACACAGGTTCAAATGATATTACAGATGTCAGAGTTATTCTTGGTGGTAGTTATAATACTTTACCAACTTTAACAATAACATCTAGTTCAGGTAATAATGCTACCATATTTGCAAAAGGTAGTGAAGTAGGAAGAATTACAAAATTAAAAACAACAGAGTTAGGTGCAAACTATGGTGATTCACCATCACCACCTTCACTTGCATTACCAACTTATCTATTATTAAAAAGTAGAACAGCAGGTTTTACAATTGGTGAAACAATTACAGGTTTAGACGCAAGTTCAAGTGTGGTTACTGCCACGGTAGTTTCTTTAGATACAAATACTAATCTTTTAAAATGTTCAGGTGCGTCAGGAATATTTTCTGCTGAAACACAAATCTCAGGTGGTTCTTCGGGCACCACTGCAACAATACACCATGTTGATCAGGCAACTGCTACAGCAACCGTTGATGTAATTGTTGATACTGATGGTGCATACATTGGACAAGATGGTCATATATCTGAAGACTCAATGAGAATACAAGATAGTTTATTGTATCAGGATTATTCTTACATTATAAAAGTAGGTCGTTCTATTAATGAGTGGAGAGACACTTATAAGAAAACTTTACACTCTGCTGGTTTTTATTTTAAAGGTGAAGTAGATATTACAAATAATGTAAACATGAGATTAAGAAACGTGACTGGATTAAATAGTTCAGTAACCGAAGAAATATTAGGAGTAATCAAAACTATATTTACAACTATATTACGAAGAAAACTAGGTACGGTTGATGATGGTACTTCATTAAGAGCAAATCCTCTTGCTGGTGTGCCTGCAGATTTAGACGACTCAACACATAATCACTTTACACCTAATACAAGAGATGTCACTTTAAGAAGACAATATATATTAAAGTCTGCTGGTGGTGTTGTAAAAGAAACAACTGCTATCAGAAGCAACTCTACTAAATTTGGTGTGCCTGTTGCAGGCCCTACATTAAAAGGATTATCTCATAGAATGTTAGCACAACATTTTGCAACAAGGGTCAGTGTTTCTGATATAGGTAATATAAGATTACAAGGTACACAAAATACATCAATTGATGGAGAGTTAAATAATCTATCAGACTTTGGATTTAAATTAAAATCAAGTTTTGCAATACCTTCAGAGATATGGCAGATTAGTAATGATAGTTTTGACGAAACACTTGCAACTTTTGATAGTGGAACTATAAAATTTGATAAGGCTTAATTATGAGTATAAATAGTATAGATAACGAAATTTTAGTCACGGTGAACGGTGTAGTTATGAAAAAAAATGAAGATTACACAATAGAAAATGGTAATCTTGTTTTTAAAGTTGCACCTGAAATTAATGACAGAATAAGAGTTTTAAAAGAAGTTAGAGAAGACGATTAACAATGGCTAAACAAATAATTAATGTAGGTACAACGGTCAATGACGGAACGGGTAGTACTATTCGTGCAGGTGGTCAAATTGTTAATGCAAACTTTTCTGAAGTTTATAGTGCAATAGGTGATGGATCATCTATTAGTTTTAATGTTAATGCTACAGGCGTAAGTGCAAATCAAGGTTTAATTTTTAATAGTTCAAGTTCTAAATTTGAACCTGCAAACGTACTTACAACAACATTAGCACAATCAGTCACTAATAAAACTTTTAATGTTACCAACACATTCCCATCATTGAATTTGATTGATGATAGTTCAACTGCTGGGTCAGTGTCATTAGGAGGCGATTTACGAATTAATACAGGTACTGGTCTATCAAGTTCAGTATCAGGTAGTATATTTACTATCAATTTTACTGGAGGTATCGCTGCTACAGACATAGGTACAGGAACGGTAGATAATACAGAGTTTGGTCACTTAAACGGAGTGACTAGTAATGTTCAAACTCAAATTAATAACGCAAGAACATTTGCGATAGCAATGGGAATTGCTTTAGGATAACATATAAATATGAATAAGGAAGAATTAAAATGCCAGCAATAGTAACCAACAAATTTAGGGTTCATAACCAAGAACAATTTGTCGAGTCTTTTTCAGAAAGCGGAGCAAATGTTTATTATATGATGTTAGGAAGACCTCAACCTTTCGCAACATCAACAAGACCAGACGCAAGAACAGAAAACGAAGGTACTGATTCAGCACCTATCGCACCGATTGATTCAGTAGATGATGAGTTTTATACTTTTGATGACGCAATCGCAGCTAAGAAAATTACAAGTTCAGACGTATCAATAGTGATACCAAGAAGAAACTGGACAACTGGTACGGTTTACGACTATTACAGACATGATTATGGTAGAAGAATTACTGGCGGAACTTCTACTCAAAGTGCTAATAGTGGTGCTACAAATTTATTTGACGCAACATTTTTTGTTGTATCATCTGCTTACAATGTTTACAAAGTTTTAGATAATAACGGTGGGGCTGCTTCAACGGTAGAACCTACAGGTACTTCAACTTCAATATTAACAACAGGTGATGGATACAAGTGGAAATATATGTACACTTTATCTGCAACTCAACAAGCAAACTTTTTATCTACTGACTTTATGGCAGTTGCAACTGATA